AAAGAGATGTCAGATTTGATGGCTGCACTTGAAGAAGAAAACGCAGCAGAGGAAAGGCAAAACGAAAGAGTAAGAATACAAGGCGAGAAAGAGATGGCAGAGCTTATGGCTCAGTTAGAAGCAGAAGTCAAAGCCGAGCAAGATGCAGCAGATAGAAAAGTTGAGTTAGATAAACAAGCTGCTCTCCAATCATTACAAGACAAAAAAGACATTGAAAATGCTAAAATAGCAATCGTAAATGATTCTTATTTAGCGTTAAATGCTTTAGGCGAATTGGCGTTAGGTCAACAATTTAAAAATACCAATGCAGGAAAAGCCTTAGCCTTAGCACAAATAGCAACGGACACGGCATTAGGATTTATACAAGGTTTGAGAATTGCTCAACAATCTGCGATAGGGACTGGCCCTGCGGCTGCGTTTGCTATGCCTGTGTTTTATGCTTCTCAAGTAGCTGCGGTATTAGGTGCAGCAAGTAAAGCAAAGGGGTTGTTAGGTGGCGGAGGTTCAACATCTGCTCCAAGTGGTTCGGGTGGTGGTGGCGGTGGTTCAATCTCAAGTCAACCTCCGAGAATGGATAAGTTTGAAAGCAACCGACCTGCAATGAATCCTAATCAAAGAGTCTATGTTTTAGAAAAAGACATAACCGATTCTCAAGGTAGGGTGGCGAAGATTAGACATAACGCAACTTTGATTTAAGTCTATATTGTACATAGTTTAATTATAAATATAATATAATCAATGAAGCTACCTTTATATGTTTTGGACATTGACGAGAACTTGGAGGATGAAACCTCAGTATTCGCAGTTGGCTTAGTATTGCAACCCGCCATTGAGCGTAATTGGCACACCTTTTCTGCTGAAGAACCTGCGATTGAACACAAATTTACTGTAGTTGATGAAGAAAAGAAGATATTAGGTGGATTTTTAATGATAGCCGAACAACCAATTTACCGCAAAGACGAAGACGGGACTGAGTATTATGTAAAATTTACTGCCGAAAGCATTGCAAGAATAGTAAATAAGTTGGCTAAGAGTGGCAAACCACTAAGTTTTAACCTTAATCATGACGATAATAAACCCGTTAAAGGTGCTTATTTGTTATCTCACTTCATTATCGATAGCAAATTAGGAATGAAAACCCCTGACAACTTCACTCCTGCACCCGACGGCTCATGGTTTGGATATGTTAAAATAGAAGACGATGCAGTTTGGGACATGGCAAAGAGTGGAGAGATAAGAGGTTTCTCGGTAGAGGGATACTTTAACGATAAGAAAGTGGATGAAGCCGAGCAAAAAGAATACGAAGACATTAAAAATAAAATAATATCGAATATGGAATTTAATAAATTAAAAAAAGTCTTAGGCGAAGACTTGACGAATCAACTTAAGAAAGTTTTTTCTGAAGAAACGCCTGTAGCTCCTGCAATCGAGTTTGTAGAAACAAGCTTATTGGACGGTAGCGGAATTGTAAAAGGTACTATCGCAGTTGGCGAAACAGTTACTTTGGTTTTACCTGACGGCTCTGAAGTTCCTGCTCCAGACGGACAACACACTTTAGAAGGCGACATCGTTATCACTGTAATGGATGGAGTTATTGCAGAAGTAGCAACACCTGAAGAGGAAAGCCCGTTGAATGACGAAGCATTAATGTCTAAAGTAAACGAAGCATTGGAAGCTCAAGCAAATGACTTTAACAATCAAATTGCTGACATCCACTCAAAGTATGCTCAAGAGATTGAAGCACTAAACGCAAAGACAACCGCATTATTTAGCGCAGTTGGAATCCTTGCTAAGACCGAAGAAGTTGAAGTAGTAAGCAATGATGCAAAGAGAAAAAGTGCATCAGTAAGCGCAACTCAATTCTCAAGATTAACTGAAATATTAAACAAAATAAAATAAATAAAATAAGATGAAACTTAAAAAATTCTCATACGATACTACTGGACTACCAGCAGTCGTTAACGACCAATCACTTGAATTGCTTATTCGTTCTTTCTACGAAGGAAAGACAGGAGCAACTTTCGCTAAACAAACAGGTATCAAATCAACTGCTGATTTGCATTACATCACAACTGAATTGTTCTACCAAGCTGACACCGCTTGTGCATTTAACGCTTCAGGTAAGACTGGCTTCTCTAAGAGAACCATCACTGTAGGTAAAATCAAAGTTCAACAAGAGTTCTGTGCTAAAGAACTTGAAGGTTTTTGGACTGAAAGAGCATTGCGCCCAGGCACTATGTATGACTACATTGCATTCGAAGCTGACTTCACTAACTTCTTAGTAGGTTTGTTGACTGAGGCTAAAGAAACTGCATTGTGGCAGTCTGCAATCGGTGGTTCAGGTGGAAGCAACTTAACTCAATTTGATGGTTTCAACAAAATCATTTTAGATGCAAGTGCAACTACAATAAACGGTAACCCAACAGGTATCACTACAGGAACAGGCATCACTTCTGCTAACGTAATAGGTATATTCGACGGTATGTGGGCAGTTCTTCCAGCAAAATTGAAAGGCAAAGCTGATTTGCAGTTTTATGTAGGTGGCGACACTTTTGACAAATTGATTCTTGCTTTGAAATCTGCAAACTTATTCTACTATGATGGTGTAAACGGTTCTGCTTACCAATCTCAAGAATTAATCTTGCCAGGAACTGGAATTAAGGTTGTAGCTTACTATGGTTTGGACGGTACTAACCGCATCCATCTTGGTAGAACTTCAAACTTTGTAATCGGAACTGACTTGGAGTCTGACGAAGATATGTTCAACATCCGTGAGAATCCAATCAGCTTGACTATGATGTTAGACATCCACTTCAAATTGGGTACTCAGGTTAAATTCCCGAACGAAATCGTAACCTTTAAATTAGTATAATTATGGCTTGTTTACTATCAACTGGATTCACATTGGACTGCCGAGATAGTATTGGCGGAGTCGATGAAGTTTACATAGGCGAGTTAGAGTATTTAAACACTGCTACTTTTGCAAGTTCAGCAGGTGCGGTAACTGTAATGGCAATGACGGGTGGAAAGAAGTTCTACAAGTATGAACTTAGACGTAACACGGCAGAAGCTAAAGCGGACAACGCAGGTGAGGTTACAAGCGGAAGCGGTTACATTATGCAAAGTGTTGAATTTTCTTTAGATAAATTCGATGTTGCCAAACGTAACGAGATTCGTGTTCTTGCTCAAAAGCCTTTGATGTTTATCGTTAAAGACAAGAACGGTTTGTTCTCCTTGTACGGTTCTGAGAATGGTCTTGACCTATCTACGGGAACTGCAGGAACAGGCAAAGCGGCATCTGACCTTAACGGTTTTGTGTTAACATTCACAGGCGAAGAAAAGACTTATCCTTTGGGCGTGTCTCAAGCGATTGTCACTTCTTTGATTTAATAAATTATAATTAAAAAAAGGGAGGCTTAACGGCTTCCCTTTTTTTTTGTATTTATTTAAGTTTTAAATATTATATAAGTAATGATAAGAGTTAATTTAGGAAGTAATGTAGTGGTATTGACGTTATCTGAAAAGGTAACCATTAGCAATCCTAACTATTTATTTGAGTTTATTAATAACCAGACTCAGCAAAAGTACTATTGCATCTCAGCTGATACAAGCCTCTACACGGATAGATATAATAAGTTTAACATAATCGTTAAAACTACAACTCCGAGTCCTTTAATTGGCGAGATTCAGATACCTTTAGGCGATGAATACACCTACAATGTTTACGAGCAGGTCAGTTCAACAAATTTAGTGCCTACGGGTTTAAATGTGGTTGAGAATGGACTGATGACTTATGATAAGACAATGACTTCACGGATTCAAAATGAATCAACCTTAACCCGCAAAGCATATGAGCCTAACTAATAACTATTCATTCTCTAAGTTTCCACTTTATGCGAATGAAACGCCCATTTTTCGCAAACAACCTAACATGTTGTATGTGCCTTATGGTAAAAATAACGATTATAGCGATTACCTATCTTATTTATATAATAACTCAGGCATACACGGAGCGATTATAAAAGGTAAGGCGACTTATATCTTTGGTAAAGGTTTTAAGATTCGAGCCGATTGGAACGGTGACAAGATAGGTTTACAAAAAACTCTAAACTCAATAAACAATAGTCAGACGGCTGATGAATTAGCAAGAAAGAAAATCTTTGAACGAACTTTATACGGTGGGTGCGCTTACTTAATTGAATGGGATGTTTTTGGTAACATGAAAAGTGTCAAGCTTCAACCTTTTAACACGATTAGAACTTGTGTTGATAAGTCAGAGTTCTACATTAGCAAGGAATGGACAAGAGAACAATCGACTAATAGTAAATGGAAGAAGTCAAACGGTAGATTACCTGACGATACGGTTACATTACCAGCGTTTAACCCGTTAAAAAGAGAGGGCAAACAAATCCTTTACCTAATAGACGATAACCCCGCAAGTGATATATACCCATTGCCTGAGTACAATAGTGGTGCAACGCCTATTGAAACCGACATTGAGTGCAACTTCTTTCAACTTAACAATGTTAAAACGGGATTTAGTGCGGGAACAATGGTCACTTTCTTTAATGGAACGGCTATTAATGACGAAGAGCAAATTGAAATTGAACACGCTTTTAAAAGTAAAGCTTCAGGAACGGACAACGCAGG